CGCTCTCGTTCTCTATCGGGGCCTTGTGGAAACACGAGCAGCTCCGGATCCTTATCTTGGGTCCCGAGCCTGTGTGCTACGACTTTGATCAATTTAAAGCCGTAGTTAAGTCCCGAGTCGAGATGGTATCACACAACAACATTAGCTTCGTACCAAAGACGTATAAGACGTTTAGGTCTATTGCGTCTGAGCCGTTGCTAAACGGGTACCTTCAGAAGGGTATCGATCAGTACCTACGCAGGCGTCTCGCCCGTGTAGGCCTTGATCTTCGCGACCAATCCGAAAATTGCCGGATGGCTCGCGACGGTAGTTTAGGTGGGAGTAATCCCTACTGCACTATCGACCTTTCATCGGCTTCTGACACTCTGTGTACAGAAGTGGTGAAATACCTTGTACCCGAAGACTGGTACAGTCTTTTAGATTGTGCTAGATCCCATTCGTTCTTGTATAACGGGTCTCAAACCCGCTACCACAAGTTCGTTTCCATGGGCAATGGCTTCTGTTTTCCACTCCAGACTTTGATATTTTCTGCTGTTTGTTACGCTGTTAGCGTAATGAACGGCTCCCCGGTAGACTTCCGAGTCTATGGGGATGATATCATCGTCCGTCAGTCGGACGCTCTTGTAGTCCTTGAATTGTTGAAGTTCATAGGCTTCAAGAGCAATCCTGAAAAGACCTATTTGGTAGGTCGCTTTCGGGAGTCCTGTGGAACAGACTGGTACTGCGGGCAGGATGTTCGTCCTGCGTACTTGGACTTTAGGTTAACGACAAACATTGACCTATATAAGTTCCATAATGCAACGTTACGCTCTTCCTATACGATGGAGTTCTTCCGTCGGACAAGAGAGTGTCTCGTTCGCGAGTGCCCTGACGAGGTTCGTTTTCTGAGACCTTATCATGGCAACCAAGATGGGGCCTTCACGGTCCCCCTTGACCTCGCGATGCATTGCAAGTTTGTGAGGTGGTCTCGTCGTTCCTTTTCCTGGCGATGGCTGGAGGTTTCACACCGTCCAGTCAGAGACAGGTTGAGGGGCTACGATCCACTTCTCTGCAACAAACTTGAGTACTTGGCTGTACTCCGGGGCGGAAGCTCCGGATTGCCGCTATCCGTACGCCGTAAGGCGAGAGCCTCAGTTAGGAGTTTGTCCTACTGGGGGG